CTGGAATTCCTCTATACAAAAATCCACTTTCTAATTTAACAGAAGAAGTTAATTCTTCTATTACGGTACCTAATGCCACTGTTCTTGAATCATCTGCTGGAACACTTACGGATTCTTCTGGCCAAGCAGTAACAGATTCATCTGGTACTCCAGTTGCAACTGACACCAATTTAATACCACCGTTAGATATAACAGAAATGGTAGCTAAGTTTGGTAATAATGTTTCTTTGGTATATGAAACTCTATTAAATTTCGGCATCAAAGATCCCTATGCATTAATAGGTATTCTTTCTAACATTGCCAAAGAGAGTGCATTTAAATTAAAACGTGAAAGTCTAAATTATACCACAGTATCCAGACTGAAAACTGTCTACCCAAATTACTTCAGTAAGTTAACTGATACCGAAACTGCACAGTATCTTGGTAACGAAGAGAAACTTGCAAACTTTGTGTATGCTAATAGATATGGAAATAAAGATCAAGTATCAGGAGATGGATATAATTTCCGTGGTGGTGGCTTTATTCAAATTACTTTTAGAAGTAATTATAAAAATATCGGCTCTAAAATTGGTATAGATCTTGAGTCTGATCCATCGCAGATTAATGATCCAAAGGTCGCCGCAAAATCTGTAGCACAATATTTCATAAATTCATTTGGCGGCCGCGGCCGGCTGAGTTTTAATAGTTTAGAAGAAGCATTATCTACCTGTACCAAGAAAGTTAATCCGGGGGGTTATGCTATAGATTACCCTAAGGTGATTACATACTCTAAATTGTGTAAGATAATTGACAACTCTCAAGAGACAGAAAAGCAAGTAACCGAAGAATTTACTAAGCCAAATGCTCCTGAGAATGATGTAAACAGATCTGCTACACAATCAGAAATTAATTCTGGTACTGCTTCTAAAAATAGACCAGTAGGTGTGTCTGGGTTTAAAGATCCATCAGGAAAATATCCACTTACTGCAATGCTAAATGAACAAGATACTTCTCGTTTGGCAAGACGCAATGTGTTGAATACATCAGTTGATATTAGAAACAAAAAGCGAATGACTGGTATTCCAAATGTTGCTGGAGAAACATTCGATGAACCAGCACCGGCATATAATGCACAATATCCATATAACAAAGTACATACAACTGAATCTGGTCATACAATTGAATTTGATGATACCCCGGGCAATGAAAGAATAAGCCAGTATCACACTGCCGGCACTTACACCGAAATTGATAAGTACGGCAATACGGTTAATAAGATTGTAGGTGATAATTACTCAATCACCGAGCGCAACGGTTATGTCTATATTGACGGCACGGCAAGAATATCGGTCGGCTCTGATGTAAAGCTTTATGTTGCTGGTAATATGGCAGTAGAAGTAGATGGAGATCTAACATATAATGTTGGTGGATCAGTTAACTGGAAAATTGGTGGCAATTTAGTACAAGGTGTTGGTGGCCAAAATTCTATGAAATCTGGCTCTTCAACCGATATAGATTCTTCAATGATAAATTTAAATTCTGGTTCTGCTATAGTAAATTCACCTTCTGCCAGATCTGGTAAAACCAATGATTATGAAAAAAGAATACCAGAAAACTTCTTGGGTGCAGAAACGATTAAGTTTGATGATGCCGACCCAGCTCAGGTAGATGCTCACCATGCGGAACAGATTAAGTCTGGCGATATCACCAAAGAAGAATTAGACCAAGGTAAAGCAGCAAAACCTATAGAAAAAGATGAGGAACCTGCAGCCGTGAAAGAAGCCCTAATACCAAGTTCATGTGCAATGTTTGAGAATAAAGATAATATTCCAGACACAACACAAATATCTAAATACTTCACCATCGGCATGCTTTCATCAAATGCTGTTGTATCTCATTACAAAATTACGGCACAGAACGGGCTTACCAAGGCACAGATTGCTTGTAATCTCAAAAACTTGGCAGAAAACTGTCTTGATCCGATTAAGGCTAAATATCCAAATATGATTGTGACTTCTGCTTTCCGAGTAAGTACAACTGGCTCCCAACACAATCGTGGTATGGCAGCTGACATGCAATTTACCGGTGCTTCGAAGTCAGATTACTATGATATTGCTTTATGGATTAAAGCCAATATTGTTTATGATCAATTATTGTTGGAATATAAAACTACAGGGACTAGACTTCCGTGGATTCATATCTCATATAATTCTGCTGGAAGCAGACACCAGACGCTTACTTTGATGAATGACAAGACAAAAGGTCAAGGTCTTTTGAAATTAGAGGCATAAAATGGTAACACTAACTAGAAATTCTCGAGATTATGTAGATGTTGATTTTGGCTTTACAAAGCATCCGGATTCTTATAATCTTACAATAAAGAAAAATATAAATGCCGTCAAACAGGCTGTTATTAATTTGCTCTTACTTAGAGAAGGTGATAAGCCTTTCCACCAAGAGATTAAGTCACCATTATTTGATTCTCTGTTTGAATTGAATACGGCTGTGGAGAAAATTATTATAGAGGATGAAGTCAGAAAATACATTAATACTTATGAACCTAGAGTATATGTACAATCCGTTTCTGTATCTTTTGATAATCAAAATTCGCTATCATGCACAGTTGTTGGCCAAATTATTAATCTTCAAGAACCTTTTGAAGTCAATATACTTGTAGAACGTCTTAGATAAGCATTAAATAAATCAATAAAGAATTAAAACTATGGCCACAACACCAATAATTGATCTAGACTTTGATCAGATTAAAGCCGCAATCATAGATTATATAAAGAACTCAGACACAACGTTCACCGACTATAATTTTGAAGGCTCTGCTTTAAACTCAATAATCGATGTTCTTGCATATAATACTCATACTAATGCATATTATGCAAATATGCTACACTCTGAGAGTTTTCTTGATACTGCACAAAAACGTGGATCAGTAGTTTCTAGAGCAAAAGAACTTGGTTACACACCAAAGTCCGTTACTTGTTCTAACGCTTTTGTTAATGCATATACTTCTGGTCTTTCTAGTCAAAGTAATTTATTTTATATTCCCCGAGGCTCAATTTTTACTTCTTCTAACGATTCTGGTTCTTATCAGTTTCTTGCAAAAAATGATTATTATTCAAAATTAGATGAAACTAATGGCACTCGACATGTTTTCGCGGGCATTAATCTAGTTTCTGGTGTTTATTTATCTAATTCATTTACAGTAAATTCACTAATAAATATTAGATCAATTTTCACAATTCCCAACAATAACATTGATACTAGTACTTTACGTGTGTTTGTAAAGGATTCTGCTAATTCCATAGAAAAAACGGAATACAGATTAGCATCTAATGTGTTTGACGTCGAGCGCGAAGCCGAAGTTTACTATCTCCAAGAGTCGTACACCGGCCAGTTTGAAATTTACTTTGGTGATAATATTCTTGGCAAAAAGCCGGGCGATGGTAGTGTGATTGAAGTAGATTATTTTGCATCTACATCTCCAGATTTACCAAATGGTTGCAGATTTTTTGATGCATCCGGAATTACATTTGATGGTGGTGTGAATATTGAATCAACCGAAACTACTCAAGTAGCATTTGGTGGTTCACTAAAAGATTCAATCACAACTATTAAGTTCAATGCGCTTAATACAAATAAGTCTAAGAACCGAGCAGTAACATCTTCGGATTATTCTACTTTACTTATTTCCAATTTTCCGTTTATCAAATCGGTAAATTCTTGGGGTGGTGAAGATAATGTACCTCAAGTATTTGGTAAAATCTTTTTATCTTTACAACCTGTCTCCGGGTTTACAATTTCAGATTATGTAAAAACTACTCAGATCTTGCCAGTAATCAAGAAAAATTCCTTGGTGACTATTACCCCAGAGTTCGTTGATCCAGAATATACATTTTTAGAATTCAATACTAAAGTTCAATACCAAAAGAATAGGACTCTCTTAACTAAGTCGTTGATTGAAAGTTATGTTAGAAATGTTATTTCTACATATGTTTCTAATATATCTTCTTTTAATTCAGAATACATCCATTCTCAGTTGATTAGAAGTTGTTTATCCATTGATTCTTCAATCACCTCGGTTGATATCAAAGTAAACATTGTCAAAAATATTGTGCCATACATTGGTGTGAGCACCAATGTATTGTTTGGTTTCAACAATGAAATTGAAGATGGATCGATTTCATCTACTAAATTCTACATGCTGAATAACTCAGAGAATGTAATCGTTTCTCTGAAACAGATCCCTGATTCTTATACCGATGCTTTTAAGACCGTAGCAAATGTTGGTGCTTATAATGCAGACAATCAATTGATGAGATCTGTGGGTACGATTAATCTAAAAACCGGCGAGGTTAAGATAGCAATCAACGTATCAAATTTTGTTACTTCTATAGTCAAGGTAGTTAAACTCAAGGCCAAAACGGTCGACTTAAATATATCAACCAAGAACAATCAAATTTTGGCTCTTGATGCAAATCTCAAAGACGGCCCTTCTGGTCTCATTGATAATAATTACATTCTGGTAGAAGAATATCTAAAAT